ATCGAAAGTATCTCTAACTATTCCGTTTTCTACCGCAGATAGATGCTTCGATAGTCTAACTATAATATTACCCTTTGGTAATTCGTCCGCTCTTAAATGTACTTTGCATCCTTGACCAAATAACATCGTAGGCTTCCAAGTCCAGCCAATATTTTTTAAATACTTTTCGTACCATTCTTTACGTACTCCTCTTCTTACCGTTGACCCTTGCAACTTACTTAGATCTTTATAGACTTCCTTATAAGGAGTCTTAGTCGAGATTGCTATAGCTCTAATAACGCAGTCTCCCGTCTTTCCTTTGTATCCGGCTTTAGATCTACCTCCATCGTCGTAAATAAACTTTATCATTTGTCTTTCTTTTAAAGGGGCTTTCGCCCCGTTGTTTTAATAGTTGTTTGTTTTGCCAAAACTTGAATATCGATTATCGAGCTTGTTATATTCTCTTTCTCTTTTAAATCGTTCTTCTTCTTTATCCTCGTAAGTTTCTACAAACCATTTTCCAAATTGATTGAATTCTTTTTTCATTTTGTTTGTTTTTAATTATACTCAAATATACAACTTATTTTCTTATAAACAAATAATTAACAATTAATAAATAAAATACTTTCCTTTGTTGGGGTTTTCTAATTGGTCGGTTAAAACATACCGTGCCGCATCAATACAGTCTGGGTGTTCACCAGTCGGTTTTTGTAGTTGGTTTCCTTCTTTATCCTTTGCCCAAATATAACCGGATAATTCTCTTTTTAGATTTTTACTTTTTGCGGTAACGTATATCTCGTTTTGATTCATTAGGTTTAAACCATATACTACGGAATCTCTTCCTTTGCTTACTCCATATATAGAATGCCCGTAAGTCTGCAGCTCGGCTATAGATTTAGGTTCAGCGGAATCAGCCACGATAGTTTCTTTTATATTTGATTGAGTTAAGAATCTACTTATATCTCTATTAAGCATTCCTTTTTTACATAAAACCTCGTCGTATATATAAGCGTTATTCCATTTGTACAAACTTATAATAGTTGAGTTGTCTATTGAATATCCAAAGTCTAAACCGTGTCCTAATAATCTAGCTTCGGTTGGTATCTTATCGATCTCTTTCCAATCCGGAATACAAGCGCCCTCAATATTTCCGGTCAAACCTAAACCATAAACTCGCCACCAATTAGACCAATAGGTAGAGGTTTTAGATTTCTCTCTAGCTTTCTCTATTTCTTTTACTATTGTTTGAGGGAGAGATTCGTTATCCTTATAGGTAAGAGTTATGAAAGTAGTATCTTCTTTACCTACTAATTCTTTATCTACCCAAAAGATCGAAGCCGGGTTATAGTCGAGCCAGATACTCCCGGAGGTTCTTACGGTCAATTGTTGGTATGCATCAAACGGAACGTTATTACATTCGTTAATATATAAATCGGTGCGGCGGGCACCACGCAGTTTATCGGGTTGATCAGTAGAAAAAAACTCTATATAGCTACCATTAGTAAATATGTACTTTAAGGTACTCTTATTATATTGGGAGTCTTTATACCTACCTAAAGATTTTAAGATGCTTAGAAAGTCTTTAAGAGCGCCACGTCGTAAATGAGGAACCGACTCCGATACTACGCTTATCTCTTTACCCTTATTCTTTATAGCGTAATCTATAAGAATTAATAGGATACAAATAGTTTTGCCGGCACTTGTCCCTCCTCTTACTATTTTTACCCTACTATCTAATTCTCTTAATTTGTTTAGTGCTTGAGTTTTCTTTACTATCATATATTTAATAAGTTAGCGCTTTAGTTATCGCTAATCTACAAATAAAGGTACGTCCTCGTTTATATTAATATCCTTAGTTTCTCTCGGCTTACCGGCGTAGTAATTATAAAATAGTTGAACGTATTTAAAGTCTCCTTTTTCTACACCTTCTTTTAAAGCCTTATAAGCGGCGTCTTCTAATGGAGATAACTTCTCTATTAAATTAATCTCTTCCGCCTTTGAAGGTCTCCCGGATCCTTCTCTTTTTCCACCGTGTCCCATCTTGATATAATTTGGTTAGTCAAGTATATAATAACTTTTGTATCAATTTGTTAAACCAAATCAAACTCTCCGCTATCTATCCTCGTAGGTTGGTGTACTTTTAACACCGATTTTAAAAAATTGTATTTAGTAACTAAGTCCCTATATTCTTTTGTATTGTTTGTTAATACTTGGTTATGTTTGTTTTCTAGTTTCTTATACTCAACCTCGTAAAACTCTTCTACCGATTCAACCTCGTTAAATAATTCCGGGTTTAATCTTATAGCGTGTTGTACCCTAGCGTTTAAGGTATTGTAATCTTGTTTTAATTGTTTATCGAATTCTAGCCAATCTTCTATTTTTCTTATTGAATGCAGAGCCGTGGCGTGATCTCTATTCATTGTTTTACCGATAGAGGCTAAACTCATTCGAGTATTTTCTCTTAGTAGTTTATAGTATATCGCTCTCGCTTCTACGTATTCTCTTCTCCTTGTTTTACTATTTAATTCTATTTTAAAATAGTTTTCTACTAATTTTTTAATCGTCTCGTTCTTCATCTATTATAATTATTAAGTCTTTTATTGTTAAATATCCTGATTCGTGTATTGCTTTTAATATACCGGCGCAAGCCTCGTACTCTTCAGCGATTTCATAAAAATCTATTGCCTCTTCTAGTTCTCTTATATCTTTTCCGTTTGTTATGTCTACTAAGGCTAAAAGATAATGGTCTCTTATTTTTTCTTTATTCACTCAATGTTAGTTTTTTTAAAATCTATTAGATTAAATATTACTCTAGGCGAAGCTCCCTTAGTTTGGAAATATTTCGTTTTCATTAACTCCCTTAAATCTTGATGGTATACGACGTTATCGGAAAGGCATCTTATAAATAAATAGGGTATTATTCCCGTTTTATTATATAGATTCATTCTTGCGGTTATTTGCCACATTGGTAATCCGTGACCATCAAACGGAGGAGCTAAGTACTTCTCTTGAGTTTTAACCTCTCCACAATAGTATTTATCGTTATGGTTAAATATTAAATCGGCTTGCATATATCTAATATTCTTTTTACTTAGCATTGATCTAATTTGGCTTTCGCCTTCTAGTCCTATCTTAATTTGTTTTATGTTATCTTCAAACCAAGTTTTTTTAGTCTCTACCTCATTAAATAAATTCATCTTTGTTATTTTTTAAAAATTAATACGTTTTGGTGTACTTTTGCTAGTTTTTGGTTTTGCATATTTCTATCGGCTCTCATACTTGCGCTTGCAATAGCGTTTAATAATATAGCTTCGTTATAAAATTTCATACCGCATTTTTCAAAAGCTCTAATAGTATCCGGTACAAATCCTATATAGTTTCCTTTTTTATCTCTTACCTCTCCAACTACAAAGCAAGCGTAACCGCCGGGCTTTAATAGTTTGCAGCTTTTTGCTATTATACTCTCGTATGATTGCATAAATTTAACGTAAGGCATATTGGATATATCTCCCTCTAGTTTGCTATATACTTCTAAATCAGCGTAAGGGGGGCAACTAAAAATAAAATCATATTCTTTATTAAAATCGTCTAAAACTTTATTGCTATCTCCTACATACCAATTTGGTTGGTTGTTAACGTCTAGAATTTCTAACGCTTGATCTCTATTACTATCTATTTGCTCTTGCCTAATATCTATCCCCGTATATTTATAGCCTAAATAGTTAGCTACTATACCTCTAACGGATCCCCCGGCGAATGGATCTAATATATTTTTTCCATTTATACAAAACCAATTATATAAAACCTCGCAAAGTGCCGGATCAAAAATAGAAGTATTGAGCTTTGTACTTTCTTTATCGTTATACTCTTCCTTGTTTTTATAAGATTTAGTACCCATAGAAAATAACTCGACGTCTCTACCTACTTCGCTTTTTATTCCTATTGTTTTCCATTGTCTTTTACGCCTTTGCCAATTACCTTGTTTTGTGTCTAAAACGCTAAAAGGAGGCTCTATAAATTTATCTCTTAATAAAGGATCGCTCTCCTCTATCTCTCCAAAAATGTTAACTTGCCTCATTGCTTTTTGGGTTTAGATATTATAGTTTCGTCTAAATGCATACTTAAAGCGTCCGATATTTCCTCTAAGGTTTTGCCTTGGAATTGAGTTTTATATATCTCAATAGCTTTATAAAATTTATCCTCTCCGCTTTGCAATACATCTTTTGAGCAATGAACTAAACCCGGTCTACCGTTCATTTTATTAATAGGTATAAAACTAAAGTAATCTCTTTCGAATAGTTGGCAATAGATAAAGGCTTGTAAATCATAATCGAAATCTCTTACTTTCCACCAATTAAAATCTTTTGGGTTTACTCTCGTAGTCTTTAAGTCATATATACAATTATCGTCTAATAAATCCGCCTTCCCTCTTATTGGTATTCCGGATAAGGTTTTTATCATTGGTATTTCTGCCTCGCATTTATCCCGGATACTTTTAAGAGTTTCTTTATTATTTAATATATCGACCCAGTACTCTGCTAATCTTTGATCTTTTACTTTGTATACTTTATCCGCT